ACTACTGGTAACCTGAAGAAAATCGAGCTACACCCTACACAAAAATATTGGTATGAGTTAATGCTTGGCTATGATATGATTGACGAAAAAGGTGTACAAGTCAACCTAGTTAATGAAATTTTCCTTAATCTAGGTCGTGGTTCTGGTAAGTCAAGTTTAATGGCTACGCGCGTGCTTAACTGGATGATTTTAGGCGGACAATATGGCGGAGAGAGCTTAGTTATTGCATATGATAATACACAGGCTAGACACGTATTTGATCAAGTTCGGAATCAAACGGAAGCAAGCGATACATTGAGAGTGTACAATGAAAACAAGATTTTCAAGAGTACGAAACAAGGGCTAGAATTTACAGCATTTAAAACCACTTTCAAAAAGCAAACAAATGATACTTTACGAGCGCAAGGTGGTAACAGTTCACTAAATATATTTGATGAAGTTCATACCTATGGCGAAGATATAACAGAATCAGTCAATAAAGGTTCACGACAAAAACAGGATAACTGGCAAAGTATTTATATCACTTCTGGCGGACTTAAACGCGATGGACTTTATGATAAACTTGTTGAACGCTTCAAATCAGAAGAAGAATTTTACAATGATAGGTCATTCGGTTTGCTTTACATGCTAGAAAATCATGAGCAGGTAAAAGATAAAAAGAATTGGACTATGGCCTTACCTCTTATTGGCGATGTTCCTAAGTGGTCAGGAGTTATTGAGGAGTACGAACTTGCTCAAGGCGACCCAGCGTTACAGAATAAGTTCTTAGCGTTCAATATGGGCTTACCTATGCAGGATACAGCTTACTACTTCATTCCTGAAGACACTAAACGAACAGAATTCAATTTATCTGTATTTAATAAAAATAGAACTTATGTCGGAATTGACTTGTCCTTAATTGGCGATTTAACCGCCGTATCGTTCGTTTGTGAGTTAGAGGGTAAAACTTACAGCCATACACTTACTTTCTCTGTACGTTCGCAATATGAGCAACTAGACACAGAACAACAAGAGTTATGGACTGAATTCATTGACAGAGGCGAACTTATTCTACTTGATACGGAATATATAAATGTAAATGACTTAATACCATATATTAATGACTTTAGAAGTAAGACAGGGTGTAGGCTTAGAAAAATCGGTTATGACCCAGCACGTTATGAAATTTTAAAAGGGTTGATTGAGCGTTACTTCTTTGATAAAGACGGAGATAACCAAAGAGCAATTCGACAAGGTTTCTCAATGAACGATTATATCAGGCTATTAAAATCTAAATTAGTCGAAAATAAACTTATCCATAACCAAAAAGTCATGCAATGGGCTTTAAATAATACTGCTGTTAAAATCGGACGAAATGGGGACTATATGTATACTAAAAAACTTGAAAAAGATAAAATTGACCCTACCGTAGCCTTGACAATGGCTTTAGAAATGTTGGTGTCAGATGAAGTATAACGTTGACACAGTCCGAGAGAGTGGCTGGTACAATAAAAAAGAATGGTTAGCAGTCCGTGATTATGTAAGGCAACGTGATAAGATGACTTGCGTAAGATGTGGTGCATTCGGTGCTAAAAAATACGAAGTAGACCATATTATAGAACTAACTTGGGAAAATCTTGATGATTGGAAAATAGCGCTAAACCCTGATAACCTACAACTCCTTTGTAAGTCTTGCCATAACAAGAAAACAGGCGAGTATAAACGAGGGAAAGGCGTTAGTTTATGGTAGAAAGGGGGAAAAATTGAACTTATTCGGAAAAGTGGTATCATTTTCACGTGGAAAACTAAACAATGATACTCAAAGAGTCACAGCGTGGGAAAACGAAGCGGTAGAATATACAAGTGCCTTTGTGACTAACATTCATAATAAAATCGCTAATGAAATAACAAAAGTAGAATTTAATCATGTTAAATATAAAAAGTCTGATGTTGGTTCTGATACTTTGATTAGTAAGGCAGGTTCTGATTTAGATGAGGTCCTCAATTGGAGCTCTAAGGGCGAACATAATAGCATGGAGTTTTGGCAGAAAGTAATTAAAAAGTTACTATGCACGCGCTATGTTGACCTGTACCCTGTATTTGACAGTGAAACGGGCGATCTATTAGACTTACTATTTGCTAACGATGAAAAAGAATATAAACCTGAAGAATTAGTAAGGCTTGTCAGTCCTTTTTATATCAATGAAGACACAAGTATTTTAGATAATGCTCTGGCTAGCATTCAAACTAAGCTGGAACAAGGTAAAATGAAAGGTTTATTGAAAATTAATGCCTTTATTGATACCGATAATGACCAAGAGTTTAAAGATAAAGCCATGTTGACTATTAAAAATATGCAAGAAATGTCAAATTATAATGGCTTAACTCCTACGGACAATAAAACTGAAATTGTTGAGCTTAAAAAAGATTATTCCGTTTTAAATAAAGACGAAATTGACCTTATTAAATCGGAACTTTTGACAGGTTACTTTATGAATGAAAATATTTTGCTTGGTACTGCTACGCAAGAACAACAAATTTATTTTTACAACTCTACTATCATTCCTTTACTGATTCAACTTGAAAAGGAACTGACTTATAAACTGATTTCAACAAACCGCAGACGAATAAATAAGGATAATTTATATTATGAACGCATAATCGTAGATAACCAGCTATTCAAGTTTGCAACTTTGAAAGAATTAATTGACTTGTATCATGAAAATATTAACGCTCCTATTTTTACACAGAATCAACTTCTTGTTAAAATGGGCGAGCAACCAATTGAGGGCGGAGATATTTATGTCACAAACCTTAACGCAGTTGCTGTTCAAAACCTAAGTGATTTACAAGGCAGTAGAAAGGACGTAACAAGCACAGATGAAACTAATAACCAATAGTGCTGAAATTAAAGTAACTGAAAACGAGGACGGTTCTAAGTCGTTCCAAGGCATTGGGTCAGAAGTTGGTGTAGAGAACCGTAATGGTATTATCTTGACTCCTAACTGTATTGAGTTTGCTAGAGAACGATATCCATTGCTATATGAACACGGAGCTGGATCAAGTGAAGTCATTGGGGACGCAAAAGTTTACTATGATTTGGCTTCTAATAAATACCTGACTGACTTCACGCTTTATGACAATGCACCAAACATTAACAAGGCTGTAGAAAATGGCGCGTTTGATTCACTATCAATTGCCTATTACATTACAGAGTATGAGTTTAACGAAAATGACGCTCTAGTCGTAAATAAAGCACAGTTTAAAGAGATTTCTCTTGTTTCAGTACCAGCAGACCCTAACGCTAAATTTATTCAAAATGCCTTAGGCGAAGAACTCACAGAAGAACGCAACAAAATTATTGAAAGCCGAAATGCTTTGAAAGAAATTGAGGATATTAAAAAGAAATATGAATAAACCAGATTTAATTGAAAAACAAAACCGCTTGGCAGAACTTAAAGAAAATAACGTATCTTTAAAATCTCAAATTAATGACTTTGAAGTAAAAAACGCAATTGAAGACTTGCCAAAAGTACAAGAATTAGAAAAAACACTTTCAGAAAATTCAATTGAAATCATCAAAATCGAGAACGAACTTAACGCACAGGAAGAAAAACAAGAAGGAAAATCTAAAATGACAAACTTTATTGAATCACAAAACGCTGTAACAGAATTTTTTGATGTATTGAAAAAGAACTCTGGAAAGTCAGAAATTAAAAATGCTTGGAACGCAAAACTTGAAGAAAATGGTGTAACTATCACAGACAAAACTTTTGAGCTTCCACGCAAATTGGTTGACTCAATCAACACAACTTTGTTAAATGCTAACCCAGTATTCAGAGTCTTCCGTGTTACAAATGTCGGCGCTTTGCTCGTATCACGCTCATTTGATTCAGATAATGAAGCACAAGTCCACAAAGACGGACAAACAAAAACAGAGCAGGCAGCCACACTCACTATTGACACTCTTGAGCCTGTAATGGTTTATAAATTGCAATCACTTGCTGAACGTGTTAAACGTCTTCAAATGTCTTATTCTGAACTTTACAACTTGATTGTAGCTGAACTTACACAAGCTATTGTAAACAAAATTGTTGACCTTGCTCTTGTTGAGGGTGACGGAACAAACGGTTTTAAATCAATTGAAAAAGAAGCAGATGTCAAAAAAATCAAAAAAATTACTACAAAAGCTAAATCAGCTGGCAAAACTCCATTTGCTGACGCTATTGAAGAAGCGGTTGACTTTGTTCGCCCTACTGCTGGTCGTCGTTATTTGATTGTTAAAGCAGAAGACCGCAGAGCCTTGTTAGCTGAGTTACGCCAAGCGACTGCTAACGCTAACGTTCGTATTAAAAATGATGACGCTGAAATTGCTTCAGAAGTTGGAGTAGATGAAATCATTGTTTATACAGGTACAAAGGCTGTTAAACCTACTGTATTAGTAGACCAAAAATATCACATTGATATGCAAGACCTTACTAAAGTTGACGCATTTGAATGGAAAACTAACAGCAACATGATTTTGGTTGAAACACTAACAAGCGGTCATGTCGAAACTTATAACGCTGGTGCAGTAATTACAGTATCATAAGAATAAAACGGAGGAAGTAAATGATAGATTATATTAAGGTCTATTGTGGTATTCCGATTTTAGTAACAGCTTATGATAGTAAGCTTATCCTATTCCGTTCTATAGCTATTAAATTGCTAGAAAAAAATGGTATTAAAGCTGACGAAACAAGTGCATTAGTGAAAGAATTTATCTCTTGTTATTGTCGGCTTAATATTGTTGATGAACCAGCAGAACAATGGCGAAATGCTGAAATGAAACGTTTGGCTTCTTTGCAAGAGTTAATGTATTATGGAGGTATTTAATGATATTCTCACAAGTTACATTACAGGTAGAAACGACTGTTAAGAAGAAGAACGGTGCAGAAGCTAATGTTATAAAGCCTATCGTTTTACCAGCAGTTAAACAGAGAATTAGTCAGACAAGACTTGATGAGTTTTCTATGATTGGGCTAGGTAAAAACGTAAGATACGAGCTTAACGGAATCGGAGAAATGGAAGACTTGATTTTCAACTATTTCTTAGACGAAAAAGGCGACACTTTCAAGCGGACAACGTGGGAAAGAGACCCTAAGAATAACAAGATTATTTTAGAGGGGGTAGTAAGCAATGGAATTTGATTCTTATATGGATTGGCTAAACAATTTACTTACAATGCCTTTAAATGACGTTATTTTAGGCGTTAAGGACACGATAGAAGACAAGACGGTATATTTATCACTTAGTGACTCAAAGGTCATTAAAATGGATAATACGAGTTTTATAATGGGATACTATTATCAAGTTGTTTTATCTGTTAAAGATGTTGACGATGAACTTGTCGGACTAGTCGGAAATGTTTTGCAAAACGGTTGGAATATGACAAACTGGTCAGAAAACAGTCATTTGTACAATTATACTGGCACTGTTTATTTGCCTTGTGGCGCAGGTGGTCAAGCATGGCAATGAATTTACTTAATACAGCAAGCATAGCTAAAGAAATGCAAACTAAAGTAACAGAACGCATGGGCGATTGGTTTGAAGCAGAGTTTAAGGCAAAAGCTAATGCTGCAAGCCGAAGAACTAGATTAATCAGAAGTCATGGTCATACCTATACTTATTCCAGATATCAAAATACTGGGCAATTATCAGCAAACATAAAGCAAGTTAAACAAGGCGAAAAAGTAGTAGTAGATGCAGGGACTAGGGCTAATTACACTAGTGGCTATCATGGCATGTACTTCTTGGTAGAAAAAAAAGGTATGCAAGACGTTAAAACAACATTGAAAAAAGGTGCTAATTATGCCAATTCAATGAAATTATAGAAAAGGGAAAAAAATGAAATTAGATTATAATTCACGTGAGATTTTCTTTGGTAATGAAGCTCTAATCGTAGCTGATATGTCCAAGGGGAGTAACGGAAAACCAGTGTTCACTAACCATAAAATTGTAACTGGTTTAGTATCAGTTGGCGAAATGGAAGACCAAGGGGAAACTAATAGCTATCCAGCTGATGACGTACCAGACCATGGAGTTAAAAAAGGCGCTACCTTACTTCAAGGCGAAATGGTATTCATTCAAACAGACCAAGCGCTTAAAGAAGACATGTTAGGTCAACAAAGAACAGAAAATGGCTTGGGTTGGTCTCCTACTGGTAATTGGAAATCGAAATGCGTTCAGTACCTAATCAAAGGTCGTAAGCGTGATAAAGTTACAGGAGAATTTATTGACGGTTATCGTGTGGTCGTTTATCCAAATTTGAGACCAACAGCAGAAGCTACAAAAGAATCAGAAACAGATTCAGTTGACGGTGTAGACCCTATCCAATGGACTTTGGCAGTACAAGCGACTGAATCTGATATTTATTTAAATGGAGATAAAAAAGTTCCTGCTATTGAATATGAAATTTGGGGAGACCAAGCAAAAGACTTCGCAAATAAAATGGAAGCAGGCTTGTTCATCATGCAACCTGACACGGAATTGGTTGGTGCTGTTACATTAGTTGCTCCAACTCTTGCGAACGTTCAAACGAAAACTAAAGGGCATAATGACGCAACAATTGTCGTACCAGCTACTTTGAAAGATTCTAAAGGTCACGATGTAAAAGTAACATCAGTGATTAAGGACGATCACGGAAAAGAAGAAACCAACGGACAACTTGCGCCCGGTGTCCATATCGTAACGTTCTCCGCTGACGGTTATAAAGATGTTACCGCAGGAGTTTCTGTAACAAACAAACCCTGAGGGGCCCGACGGGGCTAACCACGTAACAAACCATGAGGGGCCCGCACAAGCGGTGGAGCATGTAACAAACCATGAGGGGCACGACGGGGCTAACCACGTACCCTTTGCACATAGCAAAGAGGGGCCCGACGGGGCTAACCATGTAGCCTTTGCATATAGCGAAGATGGAAAAGATAGATTCACGACTGTTTACCCTGCTTTGAACTTGTTGGAGGGAAGGGATTTGGGTGATTACAAACCAAAAACAGAGGAGCATCTTACTGTAGTACAAAAAGAGGGAGGATGTAATAATAAACTCTACATCAGCGCGTCATACAGTAACCCAAAACCAAACAGCTTTACAGACATACTTGCTTGGAAAATAGAGAAAGAACGTCTTGAGCCTTCAACAACTTATACTTTTAGTTTTTATCTAAGAGGAAAAGGAACTGTTAAAACTTATATTCACCCTTCTCTGGTTGATACTTCAAGTAATAGCTACGCTGACGGTAAATTAATAAAACCAGACGCAGAAGGCAGTTACACTTGGACTATTACTAGTGAATGGGTAAAACATACATATACGTTTACCACTAAAAGTAGCATAACTGAGGACCAATATATCCTATTTATATTACCAACAGGAAGTAGCGCTGATATATGTATGCCTAAACTTGAAAAAGGTTCAACCGCAACTCCTTGGATGCCCTCAGCTAGTGAAGTAAAAGCCGAAGATTATCCAAGCTATGTCGGAACATATACTGGTAATAAATCAGATGAACAAAGTACAGACCCAGAAAAATATACTTGGAAAAAAATAGAACATAAGTAAAGGAATATAAAATAAAATGGCAAAACAATTGAGTACAGCACGTAAATTTAAAATGATTACAGGGAAAGACCTTTTCCAACAACAAAAGGCAATGGATGCAGAGCTTAAAAAAGAAGACGGAGAAATTACTGATGTAATGGAGTTCGTTCAATATGGTTTATACTTAGCTCTTTTTCAAGATAACATTGTAAAAGCAAAAAGCGACTTTGCAGACTTTCGTTCTAGCTTTGAGTTCGATACTGACGGTAAAGGGCTTAAAGAACTGGTCGAACTGTGGCAGAAAGAAATTTAATGAGCTGAAAGGACTGTAAATGATTTTAAAACATGCAATTAGATACTTAGAGCTAACCGGTTCGGACTTTATTACAGATTTAAAAGACTTTGCAGACCTACAAAATTCTTTTGTCGCTGGTTATATTCCTGATGACTTTACAGAGCAAATGGAGAGCTTTACAGACAAGTTATTGATACTTTGGGTAGATTGTAACGGAGGACTGCAAAACGCCTTAGACGATAAAACAGAGCTTCCTACGACTAACGAGTTAATTAATATCTTCTGTAAGACTGTTTTTATTAAAGAAAAAGAAGAAACGGAAGACGATACAGTCTTCTTTTCTTCTAGTTCATTGATTAAGAAAAAGAAAGATACTGTAAAGGAAAACAAAACTTTAGAACTTTTGACTGTTTTAGGCAATAACGAAATTGATATAACGCAGTTCATGGAAATGGAATTAGAACTAGTTTATAAAATAATTGAACTTATTGCAGAGAAGAAGAAAGAGGAAAAAGAAAAAGAGAAAAGGCGTAAAAGAAAGGGTATGTAATGGCAAGTAATGCAAAGTTTGAGGTCGAGATATATGGCAATGTCACGAAGTTCGAGAACTCACTTAAAGGCGTTAATACCGCTATGTCAGGACTTAGGGGCGAAGCTAAAAACTTACGTGAAGCTCTAAAACTTGACCCAACAAATCCAAAAAAAATGGAACAATTGCAAAAGAATTTACAAACGCAGTTGGGCTTATCACGTGACAAAGCAACAAAATTAAAACAAGAACTTTCTACAGTTGACAAAGGTACGTCAGCAGGTCAAAAGAAATGGCTACAACTTACTAGAGACTTAGGCACAGCAGAAATACAAGCCAACAGGCTGGAAAGTGAAATAAAGCAAGTCGAGGGCGCTATTCGTTCAGGATCTTGGGACATTAATGCTAAAATGGATACTAAAGGCGTTAATAGCGGAATTGATGGCATGAAGTCACGCTTTAACGGTCTTAAAGAAATTGCTGTTGGTGTATTTAGACAGATTGGTTCAAGTGCTGTTAGTGCTATCGGCAATGGCTTAAGAGGCTGGATATCTGATGCAATGGATACTCAAGCAGCCATGATTGCCTTGAAAAATACAATGAAGTTCAAAGGCAATGCGGGAGATTTTGACTATGTAAACAATTCTATGCAGAAGCTCGCCAGAGATACAAACGCAAATAGTGAAGATACTCTAAAACTTTCAACAACGTTCATTGGTTTAGGAGATAGTGCTAAATCAGCAATTGGAAAAACAGAAGCATTAGTAAAAGCTAACCAAGCATTTGGTGGTACTGGGGAAAACCTTAAAGGTGTTGCCCAAGCTTATGGTCAGATGTCGGCTGCTGGAAAAGTTACTGCCGAAAATATTAATCAGTTGACAGATAATAACACGGCTCTTAGCGCTTCATTAAAAGATACTGTTATGCGAATGAACCCACAACTACAGCAATATAGTTCATTTAACGATGCGGTTACAGACGGCGCTGTTTCAATGGAAATGCTCGATAAGGCTATGCAACAAGCAGCAGACGGTTCAGCAAGTAGTACAAAAACTATAAGGGACACTTGGTCTAGTTTTAATGAAGACTTATCGCAAGCCTTACTTCCTACGCTTGAGGCTTTGACACCTGTTATAAATGCTGTAATTGATAACATGGATAAGTGGGGAAAAGATGCTGGTAAATCCATTGAAAAAATTGTTAAGTGGGTAACGACATTATGGGAAGAATTAAAAGTATCAGGAACGTTAACAGAGTTTGGTAGAGTTTGGGAAAACGTAAAATCAATTCTTGGTTCAGTAGGAAGAATAATACTGAATGTTGTTAAGGCATTTCTTCCTTTAGAAAAAGCTCCTAAAAGTAGCGCGGACTCAATCGGCTCTACAATGGAAGTGCTTTGGGGCTTAGCAGAGTCTTTGCAAAAAGCTACTGCCAAAATAGCTGATTTTTTGAAAAAAGTTAGTAAAAGCAAAGGAGCAATGGATGCTATAAAAGCGGCTTTAGTTGCCTTAACAGCAGGGTTTGTGGCTTTTAAAATTGGAACTGGAATATTCAAGGCTATTGTTGCTTTCAAAAAGTTACAAACGGCAATTAAAGCAGGGACAGGAGTAATGAAAGCATTTAATGCTGTTACTGGCGCAAACGCTTATGTATTGATTGCAGCCGCAATTGCAGCAGTTATTGCTGGTTTAGTTTATTTCTTCACTAAAACCGAAACAGGTAAAAAGATATGGGCGGACTTTGTAGACTTCTTAAAGAGTGCATGGGACGGAATAGTTTCGTTCTTTAGCGGTATTGGTCAATGGTTTTCTGATATATGGAATGGAGCAGTTGACGGAGCAAAAGGTATATGGCAAGGTTTAGTTGATTGGTTCAGCGGAATTGTTCAAGGTATTCAAAATATTTGGAACGGAATAACAACATTCTTCACTAACTTATGGACGACTGTTGTTACTGGAATTCAAACAGCATGGGCAGGAGTTACAGGGTTCTTCACAGGACTGTGGAATGGAATAGTGAATATCGTTACAACTGTATTTACAACTATCGCTTCTTTAGTGACAGGTGCTTATAACTGGTTTGTTACAACTTTCCAACCTTTAATTAGTTTTTATCAATCCATATTCAAGCTAATAGGCTCTATTATTAACTTAGCATTTCAACTTATCTTGGCTATAATTCGAGGTGCTTATCAATTAGTTATCGGCGCATGGAAAGGTATATCAGGTTTCTTTGGTGGAATATTTAATGCTGTTAGTTCAATAGTTTCTACAGTATTCAGCGCAATCGGTAGCTTCGCTTCTAGCGCTTGGAATTTAGTTAGGTCAGTATGGAGTGTAGTATCTGGATTCTTTAGTGGTATATTTAACGCTGTAAAAGGAGTCGTATCTAGTGTATTTAGTGCCATTGGTAGTTTTGCTTCTAGTGCCTGGGGAGTAGTTAGCTCAATATGGAATGCAGTATCTGGGTTCTTTAGTAGAATATTCAATTCGGTTCGTGGTGTCGTTAGTGGAGTATTCGGCGCTCTTGGTGGCTTTGCTAGTAACGCTTGGAACTCAATAACAGGTGTATTTAGTTCAGTCGGCTCATGGTTTGGTGGTGTATTCGATTCAGCTAAGGAAGCAGTAAGTAACGCACTTGGAGCTTTAGGGAATATTGCTAAAGGAGCATGGGACTCAATTACAGGTGTATTTGGTGGAGTTTATGACTTCTTTGCTAACGCATTTGGAGGAGTTAAAGATTTAATTGATAATATTCTAGGAGGTATTTCAGGAACTTTAGATAAAATTACTGGCGCAATTAATGGAGTTTCTAAGACGGTCGGCGGACTATTCAAAGGTTCTATGGTAGTAGGCTTAACAGATGTCAATTTATCTTCTAGCGGTTATGGTCTAAGCACTAACAGCGTATCAAGCGACAATAGAACATATAACACATTCAACGTACAAGGTGGTGCTGGTCAAGATGTTTCTAACTTAGCACGAGCAATCAGACGAGAATTTGACCTAGGGAGGGCTTAATGGTAAGACAGTATAAAATACATACCAACTTAGACGGAACAGATGATAAAATTTGGGACGTTACAAACGGAAAAGTTAGGTTTTATCAGCCCTCTAATTTAGGGTTACAATCAACTAATAATATTTGGCAAAGTAACGGTGTCGGAGTAATGGGAACACGCTCAATTACTCAACCTCAAATAGAATTTAAACTAGAAACATTTGGCGAAAGTTTAGAAGAAAACTATCAATTAATGAAAGATTTCATAAATGATATTCTTAACCAAAAAATCGTTACACTTGAATATCAAACAGAGATTTTTCAGGTATACGCTGATTTAGCTTTAGCAGATGTCACAAAGACAGAGGGTTATGGAAAGAACGGGACTTTTAGCGAAAAGATAACTTTTGATGTAATCACAAAGTGGTACACTTACGAAAATTTAACTTTTGAAAAAATTCAAAATGGTAAAGTTCTTTCCGGAAAGTCTAAAATTTATGGCGGATATAAAGGAAGTGAAACAGCTTTACAAAATTATAAAAGATTAAAAGAAAGTCCTTCTTTAAATTTACCTAATTTGAATTTGTTAACTGACACTAAAGATTTTATCAATAAGGATTTATTAGGGGAAAATCAAAAAACTAGTATAGTAGCTCCTAATAGTACAGTACTGAAAGATGGAAATGATACTTATTTAAAGTTTATTTCTACAGCTGATAATCAATATTGGTTAGATTGTTACTTGATAGCTGATTGGAAGACTAACCCACCAAAAGGTTTTATCAATGCCAATATACGTCCTAATTCAAAATATACTTTCAGTTTTTGGGCTAAAGGTACTGGAGAACATACAGTTAATGCTTATGATCAATGGACTACTCCTCCAAATATTGTTATCCCTTTTACCCTTACTAATGAGTGGAAACATTATAGCTTTACGGTAACAAGTTCTGCGACTATTCCAAAAAAAAATGTTGAGTTTTTCTTGCGGAGTCTCAAAATTGGTTCAGAAATTAATCTTAAAAAACCTAAAGTTGAAGAAGGTGAAAAAGCAACTCCTTGGATGCCCGCAGCTAGTGAAATCACGACTAATGATATAAGTGAATACTTCGGATATAATTATATAGCAAATCAAGCCTATACTTATTACGGAGAAACAAACATAGAGCGTTTAAGCCGCTGGGATATAAAAGAAGAAATATTTAGTTTTGTAGGAATACTATATCAAAATCTTCCTAAAACACCAACTGGTGTTAGATTTTTAGACACCATTGGAAATGAATATACGGCAATTGTATTTAAGACAGCCGAGCCACAAAGCTATATTTTAATTAATACAGATGTAAATGATGAACTTTATCAAGGGTGGAACGGAACAATTCCATTAAATCTATTCCCTTTGCTTGACTTTGAGCGGTATAGAACTCGTATAATTAAAGAAGGTCAAATGGAGTTAATTAACCTTACTAAGGCAGAATTTAAAATCAAGAGAAAGGCGGACTTCGTTTAATGTTAGAAGCTAATGTTTATGATAACTTTAACCCTAACTACTATAATGTATCTGACTTTATTCTTCCTAATGGTAAAAAAGACAAAAGAGGTCTTCCGATACCAAAAGCAAGGTGTCAAGTTATTAACTATGAACTGTGGGAAACAGGTTATCTTTACACTTCATCAGCTACATTGACCGTTTCGGTAGAAGTTGGCGATATTGTTCAAATTCTTTTTCCTGAAGTTGTTCCAATTGAGGAAGCACTAGGTAAAAAGAAAAAACTTAACTTAGATATGGTTTACCTTGTAACAGATGTAGATGAAAGTAACAAAGCCACATTAAAGAACTATTTTTGGGCAATGATTGAAAGCTTAGATGTTCCAAACGCAATAACTAAAACGACAAACGCTGCTATCATTGATTATTTAATTGACCCTAATAAAAATAATTTAATGAGTTATGGTTATTTCTTCAATTCAAGTATCTTTGCAGGAAAGGCTACAATCAACCGTAAAGCAGAAACTTCAGGAGCTACTGATGTAGCTAAAAGGATATTTTCTAAGGTTCAATTTCAACCAACTACAACAATTCAACATGCTTCATCTGAAACAGACCCTAGAAATTTGTTGTTCGTTAACTTTGCCTCAAGAAACTGGAATAGAAATAGAATCACGACAAGGGTGGATATTAAGCAAAACGTGGCAATGGATACAGAGACAGTAGTAGAACGTTCAGCTTATAATTTCGCTGTCGTATTCGTTAAAAATAAAGCAACAGACGATTACACAGACCCACCTAAGATGTACACAGCAAAAAACAACGGAGATGTCATTGATTATAGTACTTATGGCGGAGACGGAACAGACTTGCCAGAAGTAAGAACGGCTAAAACATTGTTTTATGATAGAGATGACCATGGAAACCCACCAGATATATCTACCATTAAAGCTGAAATTTCGCCTTCTACAATCGTTACAAGATTATTTTTTAACCAAAACGAACTCTTACCTTTGTATGTTAATGACTTGGTTGATATTTGGTACGAAGGAAAATTATATTCGGGGTATATAGCAGACAGGGTTAAAACGGAGTTTAATGATAGACTTATTTTTGTAGAAAGTGGAGACAAACCAAATGTTATATGAGTATGTAGCTACTTACGGAGATAAATATAGAATAGATAGCTTCACAGGGTACAGAGAGCTACGTAAAGACCACTTAGAACTTTTATCTGGTAAAGTATATTATAATAGTAAAAACTCGCTTAGAATTGAAACCACTCTCTTGTACGAAGTCGGTCAATTTGTATCAATTGGAGGTTATCCGTATGGTGGTAGAAAATTTAGATTGTTGGAGCTATCAATTACTGATAACCCAGTTTTAGATAAAGCGAAGATAATTTCAAGAAAGGTTAAAAATGACAATTAACAACTTCACATTTTTCAGTCCAAATGGAACAGAGTTTCCAGTCGGTTCTAATAATGACGCAAAGTTATATATGATGTTGACCGGAATGGACTATAAAACAATCAGGCGCAAAGACTGGGTACAACCATTAAATACAAGTCTTAATGTAATGTATCCCAACACTTCAATTATTGCTGGAGGTAGATACTTTGAATTATTAAGTGAAACAGTAGCTTTAAAAGCTAATTCTGTCAACTATATTCATGCAAACATTGACTTAACACAAACTACTAGCCCTGTCAGCTTATCAGCCGAAACCGTAGACAACAGCAACAATGTTGACTTGAATAACCGTTCAGGAGTACTGAAAGTCTTAATTGATATTAGAACAACTAACGGACTAGGTGTCATTAGTGATAAAGCACCTGATAACGTAACATATTTAGATAAAGTCGTCATAAACAGCATAGAAACAAAATCTGGGTCACTTAGTATAGGCAATGGAGTCACCTTCAGTTGGCAAAAAAAAGGTGAAATAGTAGAAATTAAATGGATAGGTAAACTGACTAATATTAATTCTGGGACAACCTTTGCAGTAAAAGCGCCACACGAAATTATCCCAGATAAGACAAAAGAATTAGTTGGACACTTTGCTAATACGGGAAAATCTTTCCATATTGACTTAGAGCCTGACGGTACATTTAAGTGGTGGGGCGAGAACCAAGCGAATGGTTATATTCGTGGTACTTCCGTGTATTTCATCAAATAACAAAATAGAAAGCAAAACAAAATGGTAACTAGAATGATTTTAATAACTATCTTAATTTTAGCGATTCTTTTCGCTACATGGGTCAAAGATGGAGAAGCGATGAAACCACCTTTAAAACGTAGACTTGTGATTGATTTGACGGTAGTTTTCGCGCTATGGGTTTTATATGCAGTCTTTCACTTTACACAAACACCCTCAACTTCTGATATGGCTAAAACAGTGATTAACCTAGGCTTGTTATACTTCGTAGGACAATTTATTTACTTAATCGCAAAAATTAGCCCTATGTTTGACGGTTTGGTTAAACTTATGAAAAAGAATGGTGTAAGTGTTCCTGAAGCGGAAGAAGAACAAACGGAGGATAAAAAAGAATGAATATAACTAATGCTGGTGTACGTGGGCATGATCCTACTGGGGTTGTAATTCACAATGACGCTGGTTCAAATGGTGCTAACGTTAGCTTCTACAACAACTGGTTACCTAATCATAACCCTGAAAATGGCTTTGCTCATGTTTACATTGCTTCTGACGGACGATTGCAGGCTTCTGACTTCTCTAACATGGCATGGCATTGTGCTAACTCATACGGTAATGCAAATTATGCCAGTTGGGAAGTATGCCAATCAGAGGGCGATTTAAACCAGTTCTTGAGGAATGAACAAGCGGTACTAGATGACGTTGCTAAGTACATGAAACAATGGGGACTAACTCCTAATCATGATACCGTGAAGCTACATCAAGAACTATCAAGCACAAGTTGCCCTAGACGTTCCGTAGAAGCTCACGGTGGCACGGTAGAGAGTTGTCGCTCATACTTTATCGCAGAACTAAATAAGCGCCTTACAGGGCAAACTGTAAGCACAGATAACAATAACACAACAGAAAGCGGAGAAATTGAAATGTTTCTAATTAATTGTAAAGACACTAAAAATTGGTATGTATGCAATGGAGTATCAGCACGACATATTAAAACAACTCGTATGCTTGGCGGTTTCCAAGGTAAATTTGGAGCAATCAAGTTACCAGAAACAGTTATGTATCAAAAGGAATTTGAAGCAGAGTATGGAAAAGTAAACTAAAAAAAAAGACAGCTTTATAGCTGTTTTTCTTTTGTAAATGAAGATATCCTACTTTCTATTTTTTGATTTTTATATTTTACCAAGTAGCCCATGCAGTTCCACCTGAACCTTGGTATATACTTACTGCTTTGTCTAAATAAGCCTGTGGACTTAAATTAGATACTTGACCATGAACGCTTTGATTAATCTGTAATAGTCCCCAGCACCCAATAGGGTTTTCAACATAAGGGTTTCCGCTAGATTCCTTGTAAATCACATCAAGCCATTTACTAGCGCTTACTCCTGTCTTACTTGCTAAATATTCACTAGCCTGTTCAGGACTTACGCTAGACCAATCCGTTCCAACGTTGCCATTAGTTGCTGTATTTGGCATAACTTCTTGCTCCCTTTCGGCTTCAAGTTGTTCTCTTGCTATTCGGTCATCTTCGGCTCGTTTTTCTTCAAGTGCTTTCTCCTTAGCTTGCCTTATATGCTCATATTTCGCTTTCTCTTGCGTTTTAAACTCTTGTTCATATAATTGTGCCACAATATCATTAAAGCCCTTGTCAGCCTTTTTACGAGCTTGTTGAATCAATACGATACTTTGAATATCTGCGTCTGTTAAAATAAAAATATTTATTCTCCTTCTCCTACTTCGTTCTTTGCTTGAATTACCAGTTTACCTCCTCAATAGCTTCAATAATATTATTTCCAGCATGTTTTATAATTTCATCTCCTGCAATGTTTCTTGAAAATAGTTCGTTCTCAATCTTTTTAAAGTGCAATGCTTTAGCTAAAAATTGAGCAGATGATTCATAGTATAATGTTTCTAGTTCATCATCTGAAAGCTGTGTTAAATCATCATTAGCAAAAGTTGTGAGTTTTCGCTTAATCTCTTTGCCATTGTCGTCTTCTTCTACAAAAAAATGTTTTACCATTTTGCTACTTCCTTTCTTTATATCTCTTCATTTATAAACTCCTAGCCCTTTTATAATTTCTTCCGCTGTCATACTTGCCCAAGGTTCAGGAATTTTAGGTTCAATTGCTTCGCAAGTTGCCTTTATAGCTTCATGGCATAAGTCTATCCTGTCAAATAATTGTGATATATATGGATTCATCTATTCATTCCTCTAATTTCAAATTTTTCAATGATATACCGTTTAGTCCCTAACTCAAAACTTACTAGATAATTATTAAAAGCGTCTTTTTTGTTCAAGTCATTGGCAATCTTTCGAGCTGTTGACCGTGGATATTTTGAACTATTAATCTTACTTGTATACTTGTGTAATATCATCTCATTGCCTCCCTTTGCATTTTACGCTTCAATCGTTGTTTATATAGATATTCTTTACTTGGCTCTAAGTTCGCTAATATCTCATCTAATAAGTCAAACGCTTCTCCGTCATCTCCTACGCTATCAATCTTTTTAAGTGTAATTTCGTGCATTTCATCATCATTGAAAAACACAGTAAGATAAGGAAATACTACGGTATTTGGTAAACTCAAACGTGATTTAGTGACTTTTAAGTTAGGATATTTACCTGTTTCGGCTTTAACCTTTAGCTCAAATTGGTTTATTGCGATACCTTGCTCTTTTAGCACACTAGTTATTCTTTCATATAATTCTTCATTTGTCATTATGCTATAAACTCCGTTATTTCAGTTATTTTTCTAATTTCCGCTTTATGCCCTGTTTCAAATTCTTTTGCTTCTTTAATTTCACGTGCTTCTCTTGGACTATAAACTTTAGCTTCTTTTTCTTGCCAAAATGATATAGCTCCAGTAATTTTCTCTTCGTACCATGTAACTTTGTAATAAGTCCATTCATTTCCCATTATCCAATTACTCCCGTCTTTATATTTAGTCTTTGCTGACTTGATAAGTGATATCCTTTGCACCACTTACAGTAATAAGCCCTAACTGGTATCTTGTCATTCTTATTTTTCTTGTTCTTTTTAATATGCTGGGCAGTAGCTATTGAATATAAAGCGCCCATTTTAGTGTATTTTCGTTTTTTACACATAATCTAACCACTCCTTAATCGTAAACAATTCAAAGCCATTTAGTTTGCTTTGCTTTTCAATTTCCACTTGGTTTCTATCTAGGTCTGTCAGTAGTTCAATTATAGGTCTACCAAAGGCAAACCAACCAAGAACTGTATTAACTTTAAGTCCGAAATACTTAGCGCATTGAGCCTTACAACTAAAATGCAGTTCTTCTTCCGTCATAGGGTTATAAGCTATTATCTCCATGTCTTTTCGTGCTTTCATTTTTTTAACCTCCTTTCTTCTAAACAATAGTAACAAACTTTAGGCCTCTTCAGTCTTCCACTTTCTTTTTATGTTTAGCTACTTCCCATTTATCACGGTTCAACAATAACCATAAGTGAGCCTCTTTAGTATTACTCCTCAAACCAAATGCCTTCAAAATATCTTTAAAGCTATTCGTATAACTAATTTTAAGCCAGACTTTTTCAAACAATTCAAAGAAAATTTCTTTGCCAAAACGTTCACTATATATCCTTTTATCATCAGTATCTAGTGTTTGATGTTCTTCTAGCCATTCGTTCAACTCTTTAGAGATAATAATTTTTTCTGTCATTTTATTCGCCTTTCCAGTTTTTGAAATCATCGGCCATATCTTGTGTAGAGCCCATAATATCTTCAGTAGTGGACTCTGTAGGCTCATTCTCTTTAATTAACTTAGCCAGTTCTCCGGCATAGTATAGAGCCTTGTTGTAGTCTTTGTCGTAGCTTTCGCCCTCTTTCTTGCCAGCTCTTACTAGATACTTTAATACCTGCATTGTATACCACCCTACAAGCTCTTCGTAATCAAAATTATGTTTCAAGTATTCGTTAAGTTCTACACCATGCTCATTGGCATAGTACCGATTCTTTTTAAAATTCATTAGATGATTCCTCCAATCCATGCAATACTCAATATTGCAATCATAGCCAGCCATGCAATAGCTATAAATGCAAAGCCGACACCTACAACTATCATTAAAGTTTTTACTGTATCTTTCATTTTGTTCTCCTTAATTGGTAAAATTTATTCCATTTTTCTATAAGTTCCAGTAATTCAGGTTCATCATATTCGGTAAACAGTTCAACCTGCGATGTATACCAACAGTGCAAACAGCGACTACAATTATAACAGATGTTTGTATATCCTCTACAACCTTTGCAAACTCCTAAGCCGATACTCGTTGGTATATCGAAGCAATGGCAATATCTTTTGTCATTAAAGTATTTTCTTTTCATTATTCTTCCTTTTCAAGTGCTACATTCTCGGCCATTACAACATCAATATCCTTTCCAGTCACTTTTTCGATATAATCAACTGCAAGTTTATGGGTTTTTGCTAGGTCCGCAAGCTTTCTGTCTACAATGTTTCCTACAACAATATCTTGAGTGATATTTGCTGCAACGCTCGCTTCAATCAACGTTTGAATGCAGCTCTCTAATTCTTCTTGGAGTTTTTCAACTGTTTTGCTTACAATATCCATTTGTATTTCTCCTTTACTCATATATGCTATTATAATCTATTTCTTTTTAATTGTCAAGCGATAAGCCCAATAAACAACTAATAAAATAATTGTTATTATAAATAGCGGTGGAATAAATACAGTTACTGCAAACCAAACAATAGAAACTAAAGTATAAATCATGATTTTAAGTATTAATTTACCTGTTTTAGTATTTTCAAAAGTTATTTCCTCATCTAATGATGAATCATCTTCTGTTGAATTATCGTAAATTATTTTGTCTTCATTTACTTCGTACTGGTTTCCACAATAATCACATTTACCATTAGTGAAATCTGAAGACCCACAGGTTACGCATTGTATTAAATTCATTTTATTACCTCTATTTTATGCCCTTTTAGTTTACAACCTTCATTATAAATTATAGATGGAGCGTCTAAAGTTTTATTATTCCATTTTACTTTAATACCCCCAGCTCGTTTTTTATTTTCTCCGTTTCTTGGTTGCATTGGTGCGTTCGTTCTTGGCGGTCTTTCTCTAAAAGTCGTATTATACATTTTTTACCTCTTTCATTTGTTGAGATTATTATAACAAAAAAAACTCTAAGCTGTCAAGCAAAAAGTTTTTTACATTATTAATTATTTTTCTTTCAATTTATTCTTGAACCAAACAATGCGTTCTTTGAACCAAGCATCAACCCCTTCAGGACGTAGCCATTTACCTTGTTTCACACCGTTTTTTTCCATGAACTCAATCACTTTAGTTGGAGTTTCTGGTTCGTCCCACATATTATGTCTTGCTGAATGATATTTACTAAACATTTCAAGTGTTTCGATGTAGCTATCTTTCAGAAGCTCCGTATCAAGCAATTTTTGAGCCTTCTCTGCACGTTTAGCAAGTCGTTCGTTAGCTTGTTCAAGTTGCTCCTTTTGTCGCTGTAAGCTCAAATTATGATTGATATAAGCAATTTGCTGCGCATGTCGTCCAAGTTTTCCTTGTGTGTTAAGCTCAATTAGTTTAGCCATTCCCTCACCAAGAATTTCATCAGCCACAAAGTTATACTTGTATTTCTTATTTGTATTTCGTACATAGTTATCAAGTGTCTGCTTGATTTTAAGTTTTTTGTGCAATTCTCGTAGTGTTGTCAATTTGTTCTCCTTTATTTAAGTACCACAGATAGTGTATTTTCATATATATAAAAATCTTTCACTTCTTCATTTTCTTCAATATAAAGAAGTGCGTTTTCCTCTTGCTTTGTAACATTTACGATATTTTTTATATTTAAGATAAGATTGCATTTATCAAAAGAACCATAATAAATTTCTAATATTTTGATGTTGCTGTCATCAATCATCATAGCCATACTAAGCGTTTTAAATCTCAATTTAACACTCCCTCATATATTTTACCAAACTTCAAAGCGTTAATTTTAACTAACTGTTTCAATTCTGATATAAATTGCTGTTCTCCGTCAAAGTCAAACGGCATTGATACATTCTCTTTTATCCAAGTGAAAGCTCCATCAAAATCTTGTCTTAGTAAGCTCATCTTATCCACAATGTCGATAATTTGTTCTTTTTCCTCTGCTGTGTACATAGAACCTACTTTCTAGAAAGGGAGATCCTCCGTATCAACTTCAATCTGTTCAGAACCACCAAATAAGTCTTGCTTGGCTTGTGCTTGACTATTATTATCATTAGGAATAAATACTTTTTCAACTGTGGGGAAAACAAAGTTATAGTTTACGTATTCGCCTGATTCCTTAGCTTGTACGCGACCACTTATCGTTACGATGTCGCCTAATTGAATGAAGTCAGGCAAGAAAGCTGAACCGTACGCGACTTTTACGCTAGATCCTTTTTCTTTTTCAAACAAAGGAACTGAAATAATTTTCTTATCGCCTTTTGCTGTGTTTACTGTACGTGTATTTTTTTCGTTTACTTGCGCCGTAGTTGTGATAATTGTCAATTTTTATTCTCCTTTTTCTGTTTCTTGCTGTGCTTTCCAAATTGTCATGATATCAAAGATTTCTTTTTTTGTCTTTGTTTTTAATAGTTGCATGTTGGGATATCCCAGTTCTTCGGCTCGTTTTAGTGCTGGCTGGATCTCACGAAGTCGTTGTTTTTCTGCTTCAAGTTCTTTCTGCTCTTCTGTCAAGTCGGGAAGGTCTTCGCCAGAATATATGTATAAACCAAGTCCAAACATAGCTAAATTTTTAACTAAACAACGCATAATAGTTTTATTTACATCAAACATTGAAGCTGGTTCAACAGTTTTTTCTCCGAACTTAGTCTTATAAGTATAAGAATCAAACTTCATTGCCTTGTTAGCTCCGTCCATCACTGGTAACCACATTTCATGTGTGATATCATCAACCGTAACAGAAGTGAATACCATAATGCCTAAAGAATTATCATATAAATAAGGAACTAATTTCCCTTTACCGTCATCAAATTTTTTAATCTCGTAAGTAGCAGTAGGACAAACTTTTTTAAATTCAGCCCAAGCCCAAGACCAAGATAGATAACTTAGAGAAGTTTTACCTGTCTTTTTTTGTTCGACTTTACTATTTACATTAATTGCATTAAGTTGTTCAAATACGCTCATTTTTTCCTCTTTTTCAGTTCTTCAGTAACTTTTTTCACAACTTCCTCAAGCTGTTTTTTATCAAATTTAATATTAATTGTTTCCATTTTCTCCTCTTTCCACGATAAATACGTCCCCTTGTCTTGTAATTTCAATATTATACTTAAGCATAGGCAGGATGTGACCTTTTTCCCGATAGCTCCATAATTCGCTTATCAAGCCATATAGGCACTCGTTAGGCCCAACCCTATACTTTGTTTCGTTCATCTCTTCGAGCTCTTTAGACAGCTTTCTTACGCCTCTGGCATAATGTTTACTAGCTTTTTCTTCTGCTTTTAAACTTTTGTAGTTGCTTTTCATAT